AGGGAATTTCTGTCACGACGATCGGTCCGTCGATCGCAAACTGGAAAACGATCTGCATGGGGTCGTTCGGGGCAATCGTTCCGCCATCGTCATCGATTGGAACCACGGTGAACGCCTGACGGAAGGCCGTATCCGTTTCGAAGGCCGGATAATCGACGCGGATGTTGATTTCGGTCCTGTCCATCAGGGTATCGATCAACTGGATGGTGTCGGATGTTTTCCAAAGCGTGACGGTGGGCTGTTTTCCGTCCTTCAGTCCGCGCGTGTATTCCATCGACTCATCCGGGCTGTCCAGGTGAGTGATATCGACGCGCGGCCGAGTCCGGCCAATGCCCGTGATGTTGACGACTTCAGGGATCTGCGTGAACACTTCCGGGCTCATGCCGTCCCCGTAATAGATTTTTGTCCCGTATCCAATCCGGCCAAGTGACTCCGTTCCGGGCATGGTTTAGTTCCTCCTCAGTTTGCGTGTGAAATGAAAAAGCCCGCCTTCCCGGCGGGCCTTCGTGCGAACAATCGAAAACTTTTTTAGCTGGGCGGGCGCTCTGCGTGCGTCACGGTGAGCACCGACTCGACCACGCGCGATTGTGTCTTGCTGCGGTTGTCGCTGAAGCCTCCACTGAATTCGATCCGCTGGATAAATAGCGACTCCTGCGGTGAGGCGTTATTCGAAACGATCCCCCGGAAGCCGTGCAGCGCCTCAAACAGATATTTGTGCGCGAGTTTCGCCGTTCTGAAACTCTGCGTGTCCTTGGCCAGCGAGATGAACTGAAGGCGCGAGATGGCGAAACCGCTGATTCCTCGCTGGTCGTCGTCGAGATTGCTTTCCCGGATGTCATCGACTTTGCTGTAGACGATCATGGGATAGTCGGTCGCCTGGGGCGCTTCATCGGGAATCAACTTCTGACCGATCAGTGCAGCCAGAGGGGCATACGCCAGTGCCTGTATGCGGACCGCAGCCTCAACATCCAGCACTTAACGAACCTCCGACACTTCAATGTGGATTTCTTCAAATCGGCCAATGATGTTTGCATCGGTGATGTTGTAATAGCGGATGACTTGCGGGCTGGATCGATAATCCTCGATGTATTTCAGCCGGTGCGTTGCCGAAAGTGTTTGGGTATTGATGTCGCCGCGATAACGGATGCGAAAGCGCCCTGTCGTGTCCGTGTGCCGCTTTTGCGCTTCCGGAAATTCCTGGCTGCCGACACGTTCCAGACGCGTGGATCGGATATTGGTCAGATCGTCCTCTGGTTCGCTGGTGAGTTCGCCATAGTCGTTTCTCGGTGCATCCGGGTCATTGGGATCTGGCAACCGCTGCAAGGTGACGTACCGGTCCAAGGCGCCCGCCCCGCCACGAAAACCCATCAGCCAGGGAACCCCGCAGGGAGATCCTCAACTCGCATATTCCGATAGCCGCTGGAGTCCTTCTTTGAAGTATTGCCATCGTGGATCCGCGCGACCAGATAACTCTCCCCGTCAACAGCGTGCAATTGGTAGGCATTGAGAGCCCCAAAGACGAAATGGTTATCTTCGCCGATCGAGTCGTCGCGGAATCGATTCTCTTGCCAGAAGGATTTTCGATAGCAGAGCGAACTGCCCAGCGCGTAAAACCTGTCGCCGATGTATTTCGTCACGCGGCCCGGCTGCGGGCCATAGAACAGCAGGCTATGGTATCCGATCACCGCTTTTCCCGACTCTTCCATCAGCCGAACCTGATGCGAGATACGATCGAAGCGGCTGAAGTCATCAGAATCCCAATGGACGATAATGTCACCGCGGGCGAGTTCGCAAAGTGCATTGCGTTTGGCTCCGATGCTCGCACGGTCCTGGAGCCTATAGTGACAGACGCCAATCGGTTCTGGCCAACCAAACGGAAACGACGCATTGTCGGTATCGTCCAGAATGAGAAGTTCTTTCTCCGTATAATCCTGCCTGCGAAAAGATTCGACAGCTAGCAATGCCATTTCTGGACGCCCGCGCGTCGGCATGATGGCGCTAACCAGCAGCGCCAAGGCGTTCCCCTTCAAGACTCGCCCAGCCCCCGCCGCGGCGCGCGCGTTCCTGTTTCATCGCAGCAAATTCTGCGCGTTTACCGCGTCCGTACCAGTTCTCGGATGGGCCAATTCCCGCATGGGTCAACCAGATATCGAGCGCCGGCGCGAGACGTTTGACGTTTCTCCAGCGCAGCATGATCGATGAGTCGTAATTCCCGCCGTGCGTCCAGCAGGTTTCAAACAGCGGCGTGGCCAGCGCAATCGGGTCCCCGGAATGGAACAACTGAAACCAGCCATAACCGTGCGAATCATCACGAATGGCTTTCCCTGACTCGTCATGGCGCGCTGCACCATAGAGCCAGCCAGGCTCCACACCGACAAGCTTCGAACACCAGCCCAACTCCGGGGTGATATCGGCGTCGAAGAGCAGGACCCAATCCCTCGGGCTGGCAGCGGCATAGGCCTCCGACAGCGCGAGGCCCTTGTTGAACGCGGCTCCGTTTCGCGTAAAGGCGTCGGTTCGAAAGACACTGGCGTGATGATCCTTGGCGACGGCAACGGTCGCATCGTCCCGAAGATCAGTAACGACCGTCAGCCTGTCGAGCCCGGGAACCCAGAGCGGCAGCGCCCTTGCAAGGTGATCCGAATAGTCGACCGATACGGTGAAGCCGTGAATTCTCATCCGTTGCCGTCGATGTAGCGCACGGCGACTCCGTGCTGCATTGAAAGTTCCTCGACCAGATGCTGGACGTCCTCGGATTCGCGTCGGAGCATCCATTCGTTCCACCTTGCCGATCCCTCTCGCAAAATGACGCGTTGCGCCTGGACCGAAACATTCGAGCGAATGAGCAGAATCAACTGCGGCAGACTGGGCCAGATCTCCCGGATCAATCCGATGTTGTTTTCGCGTCCCCATTGCCATCGCACGAGGATCGGGGAGACCTTCGCCTCGTCTAACAGCTGCTCCGCGCTCATATCGCCGTCCTGAATCCAGACAGGACGGCAGGGCGGCAGACCGAAACCGGCCGGACTCCTCACCGCTCGATCAATGAAATGTTTTTTCCCGACAGCCGTGCCGCCGTAAACCCAGAAAATCATCGTGTGAACAGGTAGAGCGGCCGATCGATGGCGCTGCGCCCGATGAGGGTCCCTTCTTTGTAATGCGTGTGCTCGAGGATCGCCGGGATCGCGTCGGACTCGCCGAACGGCAGCGAGCCGGCATACTGGCCGCCGAAGTCGAAGAACATCCGCGGCGCCGTCCAGCTGAGCTTCCGCAGTGTCACGTAGCACTCCTTGAAATACATGGCGACGCTGAAACACAGCACGACGTCGAAGAGCGGCTTCAGGACCATGGCGCGCGCGCTTTCGGTCTCAACATCGAAAACGGCGTAACTCGACTTGGGATCCAGTTCTCTAGCGGCCGCAATCCACTCGAGCGACCGATCAATCCCGATAGCGGTCCACCCGAGGCGTTGAAACGCGCGGCAAAACCAGCCGGTATGGCAGCCGACATCGAGGACCAGTCCTGGCTTCGGCAGGTGCGGCACCATCAGGTCAAACCGTTCCTGACAGGGTTGCTGGGCGCTGCAGTGCGCAAATGGCGGCGTCTCGATCGGTTGATAGAGCGGCTGTGAGAGCGCCTCGACGGCCTTCATGCGGACACCTTTTCCGCTGCCGCGGCGGTGATGGCGAAGTCCAGAGCGTTACCGGTGGCTCGGAAGTCGTAAAAGTTCCGGCAGATCGCCGCGTAGTGGACGCGCTCCTCGCCGTTCCAGGTCCTGTCGGCATAATCGATGGCGTCGCGGATCTCGTCGAGCGAAGCATTTGCCGGGATCCGCACCAGCGCCTTATCAATCCCCGGCAGCACGTCATGCGCCGGCAGGTTCGTGACCGGCGTGGTGCAAACGGCCACCGATTCGATGATCTTGCGCAGGGCGAAGCCAAACTTCGATGCTGTGGCGACGTGGACTCGATATTGTGCGATCTGGCGCAGGTAGTCGGCCGTGTGGCAGCCCTTGTTCGAATACCCCGGGTGTTTGAGTAGTTCGACACCCAACGCTTCTCTATGCAGCGCGACCATTTTCCGCAGGGGATAAGCGTTACTCATCGCTCCAGACACGACGGCGCGCTGTCGATCGCGAGGGATGTGCAGCTGTAGCGTGGCGTCGATGCTGTGGAACGTCCGAATCGTCAGATAAGGCAGAATCCATGGATTCAACGGAACCACGCTCTGGTCGTGGTAGTACGTCAGGACGGCGTCGGCTTCGACCTCTTCGCAGAACCGCCGGTGATAGTCCTGGCTTCCCCCGGCATCCTTCACGACGCACAACTTAAAGATCTCCGGATGCCTGGAGAGTTCGCCGAGATTGGAAAACTCAATGTCCTTGCGAAACGCTCCGGACATTTCCGGATCCCAATCTCGGCGGTCGCTAACCAGGACCGCGGTCGGTTCGTATTTCTCGATCAGTTTTCGAACATCCCGGCAGCCATCGTCATATCCCGCGCCGGCAAGGATCCAGCCGGCAGCCTCGAGGCCCGCCTGCAATTGCTCGCCCTCGTCAGTCATGTGGCGGCGATAGTCGATGTTCGCCAGGACGAGCTTAGACATGGATGACACCGACGCCGCAGGATGTTCGTTTCCAGATTCGGAACCATCCCTCGTAGGAGCTCGCCGGCGGCAGGCCTGCGCGCTCTCGCTTTTCAATCTCGTCATATTCCGAGGTGTCGACGATGGTCTCGATCCGGTGCCCTTTCCTTTCGCAGATCCGGAGAGCGCGCCTGGCATTGGGTTCGATCTGGATATCGTGAAGGAAGATCAATCCACCTTTGCGCACCATCGGCAGATACGCCTCGACGTCCTTATCAAAGGCCGATTTGTCGCCGTCGATGAACAGAACATCGATCTGACGGCCGGCGAGGTCCTTATCGACGATGGCGACTGTCTCGGGGTCATAACTGGACCGATCCGAAAAGAAGCAATCCATATTGATAAAGTGTTTCAGGAACGGAAAATAGAACGGCACGCCGCGAATCTCGATGGCGATCGCCACATCCGGACAGAAGGCCTTGACCCAGTGATAAAAGCTGCCGCCTTTGTCGCTGCCGATTTCCATCACCACTCGAGGCTCGATCCGTCGCGCCATCGCAATCATTTTCTCGGTCTCGCGCATGCGCTGCAGTGGAAACAGGATGCCGTGCTGGAAAATCTCCGGATAAATGTCGCAGCCATAGGGCGCATCATCGCGCTCGAGAAACTTTTCCCAGGCCTCGACGATGCCGGCCGGAAATGACGTCAGGTTTCGCAGGTGCTGCTCGAGTTCGGCGTTGGTCACGCGTGGACCCTCGTGTAATCGGTGGTTCGCTGGCATTGGCCACGGAGCTGCTCGACCTCCTGAATCTTCGTTCCGAGGTTCCGGCGATCGACAGCCAGTGGCAGAAACGAGCTGGAAACGCGGTAGGTCTCGTCGGAATCCAGATTGCCCTTGTCGCGCAGCGGACCGCCGCAGCCGCGGTCGCAGCAGTTCTTAACCTGTCCAGCGAAGGTCGCCATTGGCTCGCGCCACCAGCCCGGCACGGCAACAATCCCACTGTTCTCGCCACGGATCCCGTCCATGGCCGCCGCGATCTCGCAGAAGTAGCCAAACGGCTTTCCTTCGCGCTCGACGATGGCACCGGACCAATCGCGGTTGTAGTCGCAACTTTCACGGAGGGCGGTCCATTGATCCTCCGTGATCCCGAAATCCCGATAATCGAGCAACAGCCCGGCGTGCTTCGCCGGAGAGTGGATGCTCTGACCGATCACACGACCTGGAAACCAGCGATTCATTTCGTCGGCCGCGGCGCCGTTCATGTGCGCGTTCAGATTCAATCCGCCGGCGTTGAAGCGGCCGACGCCTCGACCGAAGGTCTCCGCAGCGATGGCGCCGTGTTTCATCAGGTTGTTGGTCCAGAGGCCGCGATGTTCCGGCGTAATATGCTTTGCCATGATCCGGCAAAGTTCCGGAAATTGCGGATGGACACAGGGATTCCCACCAAACATCGCCACGAGACCCGGCCAGTCGGCAACCGAGATACAGGCCCCCTCGAAACACTCCAGCGACATAAACGCATAGTCGACGCGGAAGGGCAACAGTTGCGTGCAATTCGAACAATTGCGATCGCAGCGCGTGGTCACGACGATCTGCATAATGTCGTTACCGCGCGGGTCGGAGATTTTATCGATAGGAGCCAGCATGCCAGCGTGAAAGGCAATAAGGACTGATCAGGGTTTCGCGGACAGCGGCAAAACGGCCCGCTGCATCGAGGCTTTCCATTTCACTGGTGCCACGGATTTCATACAGATCGGCAATAGCAAACAGCACGGCTGTCAGAATGTCTTCGGGGAGTTCCTCGCTCAGGTAGCCAGCGGCAAAGTTGATCCGAACCGGCGAAATGGATCCGGTGTCGGGACTCGGCCAACTGCTGCCCAGCGGATACTGCACGACGCCGCCGTCATCATCGGTCAGATCTTCTTGATACCCCGTGCCGACAGGACTTGAGGACGGGCCATTGAGGACCAGCATCTCGCCGCCGGACGCATATTCGATCGATGAGACCGATTGCGTCTTGCCCCGAGGCAGCCGGATCCCACGATAGGGGAAACATTCCAGCGTCCACGCATGCGCACGCGCGACAATCGACCGGTGCATTGCCCCCTCTGCCCAGGTGATCGCGCTGCGTTGATAGCTCTCCAGCAATACATCATCGTCGCCGATATCGATCCGGCAATGTTTCCGGACCAGATCAGCGGTTACCGGCAACGCCGATGGCAACGGATCAATGACCAGACGCAGGGGTCTTGTTAGATACTCGGTCATTTTTCAGCAGTTTGTTTTCCGGAGCCGGCATCTTCCGACGTGGAACATCAACCGGCTTTCTCGGTTTCTTTGCGTTTCGTTTCTTCATTGAAAATTAAAAAATAGGCGGGGCCGAAACCCCGCCGGAGTTGGGAGACGGGAGACTTACGACGTCCGGAGCCACTTGATGGCATCGTTGTTCAGAACGATACCACCCTCACGCCGACGGATATAGAACCTGACGAAGCCGACGTTGGTGACATTGTCGCGCGTGATGCGCAAACCGACGCGATCAACAAGCACATACCCGCGCCGGAAATCGCCGAAGGCCACCGGGAACTTGGCCGAACCGACGTCGTCCATTTGTTCCCATGTTTCAAACGGGAAACCGAGCAGGCGATCCGGCTGACCGGGCTGCAGTCCTGGCGCCCACAGGTACTGATCGTTCTGATCCTTCAGCTTGCGGATGGCGCCGATCGTCACGCTGTTGAACGTCCATGTCGCCGCGCTCCGATACATGCTGTTGAGCGCATACACCATATCGATCAGAGAGTCCGGATTGATGACGATCGGCGAGGCGACCGTGTTTTGAATGTACTGATAAGCTGCCGCCGCACGTAGCGGAGACGCCCAGTCTGCGGTCGTCACCGGCGTGGTGTTCAGCATGCCGGTCGGCTTGCTCGTGCCGTTGCCGGTCAGCACTGCAACGCCTTCCTGGTAGGCGAAGGCCTGCGCCGCCTCATTGGTAAGCCACTCCTCGACGCTGAAGAACACGTCATCGAGCGACCACTCTGACGCCTGCGGATAGGCGTACAACTCGCCATGGGTCGGCGTGACTTCGCGCAGTTGCGGCGTTGTCGTGGCGTTGCGGGTATCGGTTTCACCGACCCAGCCGGAGCCGACAACCATGCTCGTTCCGCCGCCGATGTTGACGAGTTCCTTGTAGTCACTCGTGCCGGTCCGGACGACTTTGATCAAACGGCGCACTGGAGAGAATTTCTTCTCCAGATTTTCGATCATGCGGGAGATCTCTTCGGGAACGCCGAAGCCGCCTGCCGATCCTGTGCCGATGGTGACATCCTTCTTGCCGAGCTCCCAGAGTTTCTGCTCGTGGTGCGGCGACTGGCCCTTGTGGCGGATCCAGTCGATGAAGGCCTGCTTGTATTCGTCTTTCGCCTTCTCCTCGACGGTCTTTCCCGGCTGCTTGCTACGCGATTCGAGTTCCTCGATGCGCTCGCGATGGAGTTGCATCTCCACCTCGAGGCTTTTTTTGATGTCGCCATACTTGGCCAGATCGGTCTCGATCTTTTTCAACTGCGCGTCGAGTTCCTTGGCGCGAGCTTCGTTGCCGGATTTCGTTGCCTCAATCCGATCGTCGTTGGTTTTCTTGAATGCGTCGAACGCCTTTGCCTGATTGTCGATGGCGTCCATGATGGACTGGAATGAAGTGGACATAAGCCCCTTTCGAAAATTAAAAAGCCGCCCGAAAAGGCGGCTTGATGGGTTGGGATTTTTGGGGAAAACGATCAGCGCCGGAGTGCAGCACCAATCATGGATCCCGTGATTGAATCGAGGGCATGTAACGCTTTCGCTACAGCCTCCTCCTCGACATCGCCGGCATCCCACCGGGGTCCTGGCATCCCACCAGGGCCATCGTCGAAAATCTTGGCAATCAGAATGCGCGACACCGTTTTAGAACACCCTACATCCCGCAGGGCGCGCTCAAACTCGCGCTCGGTCGGCACATATTCCCCGTCGCGCGACAAGCGTGATTTTGCGCCTTCCACGCGTGCCAGGGGATTCATGGCCAGAGACACTAAAGACACTTCCCAGAGGTCGATTTCTTTCAAGAGCCGATTGCCTTCTTTGTCGTAGGCCACATCATTCGGGACGTAGCCAATCGACAGGCCTCGAACCGCTTTCATGTTCAGCAGCGTGCGCATTTCATTGCCCAACTGCGTATCCGCCAGCACGCCCTTGACGTAGAGACCGCGATCGTCCTCGCGCATTTCGACCCACTTGCCAGGGACCTGATCCATGGCATGCATCCAAAACATCTGCGGCAACATCCCGGCCCCCTGATGTTCGGCAATACTCTTTGCGAAGGCGCCTGGCATGACGATATCACCGCCAAGATCAACATTCCCAAAAACCGAACCATGGCCTTCGAACTCGCGAGTACCAAGCGCCTTGACGTGCAGCGGGATATCAAGAGTTGGTTTCATGCTGGGGTTCCTCCTGGAGGCGCAGGCCGGGCGCCGCTTTGACCGGATGGGCCCTGCTGCCAGTACGTTTCGCCGCCGTTCTCTTTCGAGATCGGGTTCATGTTTTCGTTCTCACGCCAATCGTTCGGGCAAATCACACCGGCCTC